TTCCAGATGGCTTTGCGCTGGTCGACGAAGAGCAGGGATATTTCGATGCTCACTCAGCCAACGGGCTGACGCTTGAGCACATGGTTTGGCGGCGTAGCAAGATTGCCGAGCTCAAGGACGAAATGCTGTTCAAGCAGGAGTACCCCGCCACGGCAGCAGAGGCATTCCAGATGACGGGCCATGACGGGTTTATCAAGCCGCCGGCCGTCCTAAAGGCGCGCAAGGCCAATCTGGAGGGTGTGGGGCCGCTAATCCTGGGCGTTGACCCTGCCCGGTTCGGTAATGATCGGTTCTCGATAGCCTGGCGCAAGGGGCGCAAGGTCCAGAAGGTCGAGAGCAAGAGTAAACTCGACGTTGTAGCTGGCGCCAACTGGGTCAAGCAGGTCATCGACAGCGACAAGCCCGCAAGGGTCTTCATCGACGTTGGGGGTGTTGGAGCGGGTGTTTACGATCTGCTGAATAGCTGGGGCTATGGCTTCGACAGCAGCGATCCGGAGAATCCGAAAAAGGTCGTGGTGCCCATCGACTTTGCAGGGTCGCCGCAACAGCCGGACATTTTCATCCACGTTCCTGGGAAGCCTCCGGAGAAGCGCCCAGGTCCATACAACAGGCGGGCAGAGATTTGGATGAGATCGCGTGACTGGCTCGATGAGCCGGGCGGCGCGGACATTCCAGACGAGGATAGTTTGCAGGCCGACGCCTGCGGTCCTGAATACCACTACAACGCGAATAGCTACCTGCTCATCGAGAGCAAGGAACACATGCGCGATGTGCGCAAGGTTCGGTCCCCTGATGAGTGGGATGCGGTTGCCCTGACATTTGCCGAGCCGGTTGGCGATGTGTGGGTGCCCCCCAAGCCGAAGAAAAAAGATTGGGTCGTGTAGATGGCGAAACAGCTTAGCGAAAAGGAACTGGAGGCGATCACCGCCAACCAGATTCGGCTCGCCAAAGACCATGACCGATCCGAGCGCGAAGCCCCGCGATCCAAGGCCATCGACTATTTCCTTGGCAATATGGACAAGTGGGTGCCGCCGGAGCCCAACCGGTCCAAGGTCGTCTCGCGTGACGTTGCCGACACCATTGGTTGGATGCTCCCGGGCATCATGCGGGTGTTCACCGCGTCCGATAAGATGGCCGAGGCCGAGCCTGTTGGCCGTGAAGACATCGAATGGGCCAAGCAAGCAACCGATGGCCTGAACTATGTCTTCTGGAAGGACAACAAGGGCTATGAAGTGGTTTACAACGCCACCTGGAACGCCCTGCTTGTCGGCAACGGCCCGGTCAAGACCTATTATGACGATACGCCAGTCTATGTGACCTCGTTCCATAGCGGGCTGTCCATGGAGCAGGTCGATTTTCTCGCTGCTCAGGATGACATTGAGGTCCTGGCCGGCCCGACGCCAGATGACGGACAGATTGAAGGCGTTGACCCAGCATCGGGCATGGCAGTGTTCCAGCCCACGTTTGAAATCAAGATCAAGCGCAAGAAGGCCGATGGACGGTTCATTGTCGAAGCCATCCCGCCCGAAGAGTTCCTGATCGATGAGGATGCTGTCAGCACCGATGAGGCGGCGTTCACGGCCCATTGGCAGCGCAAGACCCGTTCCGAGCTTGTCGCGATGGGGTATGACAAGGCCGAAATCTGGGCCATTCCTGAGGCCGGGCAGAATGATACTTCCGAGGAAATCGCCCGCGAGGATTACCAGAGCCACGAGAGCACCGACAAGTCCATGCAACTGGTGGACTATTTCGAGTGCTACATGCGCATTGACGTGGATGGTGATGGTGAGGCCGAGCTGGTCCGCGTCTGTTTTGGCGGCGATAGCAACGGCAAGCTGCTCGACTGGGAAGTGTGGGAAGACGAACACCCGTTCGATGACATTCCCTGCAGTCCCGTCCCGCATCGGTGGACTGCGCAGTCGATTTCCGATGAGACGATGGACGTTCAGGACGTTAAAACCGTCCTGTCCCGGCAGTTGCTCAACAACACCTATTGGGTGAACAATCCGCAGACGTTTACGACCGGCAAGATCAAGAATCCGGAAGAGCTTATCGAGCCCAACTTCGGCGGCAACGTGCATGGTGATGTTGGCTCGACCGTAACGCCGCTGGTTCGCCCATACATTGGCGACAAGACGCTGATGGCGCTCCAGCACCAGGATGAGGTTGTGGCGCGTCGTACGGGCGTTTCCCGCACAACGATGGCCCTTGATCCTGAGAGCCTGCAGAACCAGACGGCCACGGCCGCGCAGGGGCAGCGAGACGCGGGCTATTCACAGATTGAGCTGGTTGCCCGGAACATGGCCGAATGGGGCTGGCGCAAGGTCTTCCGCAAGCTTCTGCGCCTGATGATCAAGCACCAGAAGCAGCCGCGCAAGATCATGACGGCCGGCGAGGAAAAGACCATCGATCCGCGCCACTGGAATGCGGACATGGACGTAACGATCAACGTGGGCCTGGGGACGGGATCGCGGGAGCGTGACGCGGCCATGCTCAACACGGTTCTGCAGCAGCAGATTTTGTACACTGATCGCATGGGCTCGGGCGGGTTTCCCGACAAGGCGCTGGAGATGCTGCCCTATATCCACAACACCCTCACCAAGTTTGCCGAGAGTACGGGGCTCAAGAACCCCGAAGCCTATTGGCCGGACATGGATGAGAACATGGTGGAAGAGGGCAAGCAGCGCATCGCGCAGAATGCTGGCAAGCCCGACCCGAAAATCCAGCTAGAGCAGGACAAAGCCAAGGCGGACGTGGAAACGGACCGCATGAAAATGCAGGCCGACGCACAGCAGAGCCAGGAGCGCCTTAGCCTCGATGCCCAGAAGATGACGATGGAATTCCAGCTTCGTCGTGAGCAGCTCGTAGCCGAAATGGAACTCAAGCGCGAACAGCTCAATGCAGAGCTTGGCTTGAAGCGCGAGCAGATGATTGCCGAACTAGCCCTCAAGCGTGAATTGGGCGCCATGGGCGCCGCGGCCAAGGTCGAGGCCGCAACCTCCAGTGTCAACATGGGCGGGGACCCCGGCTGATGGACGCACAACAGCGCGCGCAGATGGCCATGAGCCTGCGGGACAATGAAGTCTTGCAAGGCGCCTTCTCCGAACTTCGCAGCAATGCCCTTGAGGCCCTGGCGAAGGCCGATCCTACCGATGCCGATGGCATCCGACAGTATCAAGCCACGATTGCCGTGGTTGATGAGCTTCGTGAGCACCTGGACGGGCTGATCCGTTCGGGCGCCACGAAGAAACCGCCGGGACCGCCGTGATCCCGATTTCCCTTAGCCAGCACCCCGCATAGCGGATTGGCGCATCCCAAGAGAGAAACATGGAGAACGACGCTCCCGAGAGCGGCGAGAGCCTTTCTATTGCAGAGGCCGCATCTCGCTTTGTCCAGTCACAGGCTTCCGAGGCAGTCGATACCGACCACGCCGAAGATGACGAGATCGATGAAAGCGAACTGCCAGAAGACGAATTGCAGGCATCCGATGAGGATGAGAGCGAAGACGTTGACGGCGAAACCGACGACGAAGAAGACCCCGAGCTAGCCGAGGAAGATGAACCGGAAAGCGGGCAGGGCCGTTTCGTGGCAGATGATGCCAAGGTGCGGCTTGCTGACGGAACGGTCACCACGATCCACGAGCTCAAGCGCGGGTTTCTTCGCGAGTCGGATTACACGCGCAAGACCACGGAAACGGCGGAAGAGCGGCGCTCTCTGCACGACCAGTCTCAGGCGCTAGAAGCATCACAGAAAGAGCTGGCCCAGCAGCGGGAATACGTTTCCTCGCTGTTGCAGTCATTGACGCCGCAAGCCCCCGACCCGGCCCTGCTGAGCAGCGATCCGCTGAAATACATGCAGGACAAGGCCAATTTCGAAGCCTGGCAGCAACACGAGGCCTATCTGCGTCAGCAGACGGAAGCGGACAAAGCCAAGGCTCAGGAAAAGGCCAATGCCGATCGCCAAGCCCGGATCAATTCCGAGTGGGGCCAACTGCTGGGCAAAGCCCCTGATCTCAACGACAAGGCCAAGTTTACCGCCTTCGAAGCCGATATGTACAAG